TGATATAATGTATACATAATGATAAAACTAGAAAGAAAATCTCCAAAAACTGGCAAAGTTAATGTGATGATTTTAAACACAGATAAAAAATCACTTGATGAATACTACGCTGGTAGTGATCGTCTAGTTCAAATAATTTTTCCAAAACTAAATGTTGACGAAAGAGAATTTATAATGACAGGATATACAGCCGAAGATTGGGAGAATATTCATGAACGAACTTAAACCAGAAGGCCATTGGGTCGGAAAAGCAAAAGGGAGATATGATTTTGTTCTTAAATATTTATCTGGTAATACTACAAGTCGCGGTTATTGTGTTCATAATTTTGTAGATAAAAATGGGGCTAGGTTCTTAGCATTTCAAGATGTAGAAACTATTCGAATAGAAGAACACGAATTAGTTAATGGTGATTGTTTTATTTGTAAAGCAACTGTCAATAGACACGGTATAAACAATTACAAATATGGTTCACAAGAACCATACAAAGAAACAGTTTTAAATAGAATAAAATATAGTAAATATATTGGTAGAACAACATGACAATAAATCAATTAATCACAACTGGAAATCTTAAATTACCAAAGAAAAATCCATATCAAAGGATTTATTATTTAACCAGAGCTGAGAATAGAGCCAAGAATCCAGAATGGAAAGAACTCTGGAGAAGGAAAAAAGAAGAGCTCATAAAGAATTTATAACATTAAACTGTTATAAATAAACTGTAGAAACGCCCATAATGGGGTTTCTATTTTATTAATAACCTTGCTTAATTAGGAGGAAAGAAGATGACTAGAAATATGTTATCGCCATGGGCCGATTTTAGCCCATTCACAATAGGATTTGATTCAATTTTTAACGAATTAGATAGAGTCCGTTCATTACCAACAACCAATTATCCGCCATACAATATTCGTAAAGGGGCCGGTGAAGACACCTACCTTATCGAATTGGCAGTTGCAGGTTTTTCAGAAGAAGATGTCAATGTTGAAGTTAAAGAAAACAACTTGACAATTACTGGCGAACTTGGCGACAAAGATAATGGGTTTGTTCATCACGGCATTTCACAACGCAAATTCTCCAGGAACTTTGTTCTTGCTGAAGATGTACTTGTCAGAGGTGCTGATCTTTCTAACGGTATTCTTACCGTATATGTAGAAAGAATTGTTCCGGAAGAAAAGAAAACCAGAACAGTAGAGATCGGTAGTCTCCCAAAAACAACTAAGAAACAATTCTTAGCTGAATAATAAAAAGGGGAGTCGTTTCGGCTCCCCTTTTTTACTTGACAGAATAGAAAAATCTGTTATAATAATAGTATGACTTTAATTATGAGGAAAAATAAATGAATTATTGGAATAAAATAGTTGAGTTTTTCACTTTACCTGAAGGTGATGGTGTAAGGGCTAAAGATTCTAAGGGTCGTTATATTGCTGATGATAAATCTACAGTTGATGTAAATGAAGCCTACAAAGATGGAAAAAAACCAAAAGCCAAGAAAGGTGGAAAAAAACCAAAAAGTAGAAAGCCTAAGAAACGAGGCCGACCTAAAGGCTCTAAGAACAAAAAGAAATGATTGAATCTTTACAATACATAACAACTGTAATAGCAGGTGGAATATTCGTATTTGTAGTTTGTAGATGCATTTATCTATGGACAATGAAGGTTTAGATAATTATTATCCATTATTTGATGATGGACTTTATACAGAAGTAGTTCACCAAAATGGTGAAAGAGCTGTTAAAATTCTTAAAGGCGAATATAAGGATATTATATATCAATACGGAAAAATTGAATTTATTCCTAGAGAAGAATCTGAAATTCCTACTATAAATTTTGATAGAGCCGTCCGTTCTTGTCCAGAAGATTTAATAAATACTATATCAGAAGATAAAGAATTTAATAAACTTATTGGAAAGATTCTTATAGAATTATTAGCCAATCAAGGCATCGAGGAATACAATCGTGGAATATAGTAGAGCATTTAGAGAAAGACTTAGGGAAGAACTTATTGCAGATGAAGGCTGTGTGTTAGAAGTATACAAAGATCATTTAGGATATTATACAGTAGGAGTAGGACATCTTATTCTTCCTTCTGATGAAGAATGGGAAACTCCTACAGGCACAAAGATTACACAAACAAGAGCAGATGAACTTTTAGTTAAAGATTTTAATATCATGCTTAAAGAATGTGAAGATCATTTTCATTATAATTGGGAGAATTGGCCTGATGAAGTCAAATTAATAATTGCAAACATGGCATTTAATTTAGGGATTACTAAATTGAAAAAATTTCAATTAATGTTAAATGCTATAAATGAAAAAGATTATGTAAAAGCCTCAGAAGAAGGTTTAAATTCTAGGTGGGCGAAACAAGTTTATAATCGTGCACATAGATTAATGGATAGATTACGATCTATAGATGAAATTGATAATGTTTAGAAAGCGATAGACACTATGGCGTTTCTGTGATATAATATATTATGCACTACTATACTAATGTACAAAAATATAAAGACTTTATTCTTGTAAGGGGAATAAAGAACGGTAAACGATATATTAAGAGATTAAAATACGAACCGACTCTTTACATTCCAACAAATAAACAATCAGCCTTTAAATCTGTTAAAGGCGAATTTCTACAAGCAAAGAAATTTGGTTCGATAAATCATGCTTTTCATTGGAAAAAGAAATTCAAAGGTACGAATGTTGATATTCATGGTTTAGATGCATGGGAATATACTTATATCAATGAAAGTTTTCCTAGTAATATAGAATTTGATGTTAAACAATTAAACATACTTAATATAGATATTGAGTGTGAATGTGAAAATGGGTTTCCAGAACCTATGGACGCTGAAGAAAAAGTCAACGCAATTACAATGAAGTTGTTTGGACATGATACGATTCATGTTATAGGAACAGATAATTTTGATTTCAAAACAGACAATCCAAATATAAAATATCATAAATGTCAACACGAAAAACAGTTGTTGAAAACTTTTATGGAAGTTTGGGATGAACTTGAGCCTGATATAGTGACAGGTTGGAATGTTGAAACATTTGATATTGCATATCTTGTTAATCGTATTCAGAAATTATTTGATTGGGATACAGTTCTTAAATTGTCTCCACACAATCTAGTTACATCTAGAGAATGGCTCTACATGGGTCAAAAGAAAATGGTATCTTATAATATTTCTGGAATATCTATATTAGATTATCTACAGATGTATAAGAAATTTATATACATTACTAGAGAAACATATAGATTAGATCATATTGCAGAAGTAGAACTTGGTAAAAAGAAAATAGATTATTCAGAGTTTGGGGCCATGCATCTATTTTATAGAAATGATTATCAAAAGTTTTTAGAATATAATATTCGTGATGTTGAACTTGTTGAAGAATTAGATGATAAGCTTCAGTTAATGGATTTATTAATTACTATGGCATATAGTGCTAAGTGTAATTATGAAGACACATTCGGTTCAGTAAGATTTTGGGATTTACTTATTTACAATTTTTTAAAAAAGAAAAGTATAATTCCGCCTCCTAAGCGTGGAGTTCCAAGTTCAAAATTTGTTGGAGCTTATGTAAAAGAACCACAAGTTGGACAACATGAATGGGTAATGTCATTTGATTTAAATAGTCTGTATCCACATTTAATCATGCAATATAATATGAGTCCTGATACTCATTTACCAAATAAATTTAATCAAGATATATCTGTTAAAAAATTATTAGAAGGTGAGGTTGATATAACTTCATTGACTACTTCAACAGTTACACCAAATGGTTCTATGTTTAGTACAAAACGACAAGGGTTTTTACCTGAACTGTTAGAAGAAATGTATGATGAAAGAGTGTTGACTAAAAATAAGATGATACAACATAAGAAGGAATTAGAAGATACAGCTAAAGATGATATAACAAGAAGAAAACAATTAGAATATGTAATCACTGCAGAAAATAATAATCAGATGGCAAAGAAGATTGCTCTTAATTCATGTTATGGGGCTTTAGGTAATCAGTATTTTAGATACTTCAATAGAGATATAGCTGAAGGAATTACAACAGCGGGTCAGTTGAGTATTAAATGGGTTGAGAAAGCTGTTAATGAATGGATGAATAAATTATTAGAAACTGATGAAGATTATGTAGTTGCAATTGATACTGATTCAATCTATGTAACTTTTGAAAAATTGATTGAAAGAATGGATCCAAATAATCCTGTTGAGTTTTTAGATACAGTAGCTAAAGAAAGATTAGAACCAATGATTAATGAGTCTTATGAAGACTTGGCTTCTTATATGAATGCTTATGAAAATAGAATGCATATGGGTAGAGAAGTTATCGCAGATAAAGGTATCTGGACTGCAAAGAAAAGATATATTCTTAATGTACATGATTCAGAAGGAGTAAGATATAAAACTCCTAAATTAAAAATGATGGGTATAGAAACAGCTAAATCTTCTACTCCAATGTGGTGTAGAAAGAAATTAGAACAAGGTATCAAAGTTGTAATGAATCAATCAGAACATGATGTTTGGGAGTTTATTACAAATGCTTGGAATGAGTTTTCTAAATTACCGATAGAAGAAGTATCTTTTCCTCGTGGAGTACAAAATGTAACAAAATATTCTAATCGTGCCTCAATATATAATAAGGGAACTCCTATTCATGTAAGAGGCTCTTTACTTTACAATAACTATTTGTCTAAATACAATATAGACAAGAAGTATCCTGTTATTACTAATGGTGAGAAAGTTAAGTTTTGTTATCTAAAACTACCTAACACAATTAATGAAAATGTGATATCTTTTGTCAATGCATTACCTAAAGAATTTGAATTAGAACCGTATATTGATTATGAGACACAATTCCATAAATCTTTTGTAGAACCTTTAGGTGTAATACTAAATAAGATTGGGTGGACTACTGAACCAGTATCAACACTCGATAGTTTTTTCGGATAGATATGAATTCTTTTATATATAAAGAGAACAGAAAGCGATTGACAGAATCGGGTTTTGTGTTATAATAGTAGTATGGATAGTGAAATAAGTTATATATTTTTAACAATGCACATGATTACATGGGTTTTATTAATATTAACTTATGTTGAATTACATTCTTTTAAAAAATGGGTTCGACAAATTATAGATTATGAAACTACTCTCAAAAAGAAAAGGAGAGAGTTAAGAAACGGAGATAAATAATGAGTTATTTGAAAAATCTGATCAAAACTACAGGCAATGAGTTCGCTTCTATTGTAGAAGACGGTGTACAAGCAGCAGATGTTAGTGGATACATTGACACTGGTTCGTATATATTTAACGCTCTATTATCTGGATCAATATATGATGGATTACCTAATAACAAGATCACAGCATTAGCAGGTGAATCGGCAACAGGTAAAACATTCTTCGCACTTGGAATGTGTAAACAATTCTTAGATGATAACCCAGATTCAGCGGTTATCTATTTTGAATCAGAAAGTGCAACATCAAAGAAAATGATTGAGGAAAGAGGAATTGATTCTTCTAGAATCGTCATGGTTCCTGTTACAACAGTCCAAGAGTTTAGAACTCAATCAATTAAGATTCTTGACCAATATATTAAAGACAAGTCAGACATGAAGATGTGTTTTGTACTTGATTCACTTGGTATGTTATCAACAACTAAAGAAATTGAAGATACTGCTTCTGGTGCAGAGACTAGGGATATGACTAGAGCGCAATTAGTTAAAGGTGCTTTTCGTGTATTAACACTTAAACTTGGTAAAGCAGGAGTTCCATTAATTGTAACAAATCATACTTACGATCAAATGGGATTGTTTGCGAAAAGAGTTATGGGTGGTGGTAGTGGTTTAAAATACGCCGCATCATCAATCATCTTCTTATCTAAGAAAAAAGAGAAAGATGGAAAAGATATTATTGGTAATATTATTCATTGTAAGAATGAGAAATCAAGACTTACGATTGAGAATAAAATGGTAGATGTCATATTAAGATATGACTCAGGTTTAGATAGATATTACGGATTACTAGAACTAGCAATCAAGTATGGTATCTTTAAACAATCATCTACTAGAGTTGCGTTGCCTGACGGTACAACACAATTCGGTAAAACAATTAATAACAATCCAGAGAAATACTTCACAAAAGAAGTATTAGATCAATTAAACGAAGCAGCAAAACAAGAATTTTTATATGGCAACCAGACTAGAACAGACGATACTAA